CTTATCTTCTGGAATGAAACGTTCAAGCCAAATCTTTAGCATACCATTGATTAGATCAGCATTCTTGATTTCAATTGAATCTGCCAGAGTAAACTGGCGAGTGAATGCGCGATCTGCAATACCCTTGAAGATGTAGTTGTCATCGGTATCGTTTGTTTGGACATTACCCTTGATCGTCAACTTGCCGTCTTCCAGTTCAAGTTCTAGATCCTGCCTGCCAAAACCAGCGACGGCGATTTCAATAACATATGTGTTATCACCTGTCTGTCTGATATTGTAAGGAGGATAAGTAGGGATCTTAGGCATTGATTCGCTGAGTTCAGCTATCTTCTTTAAGATTGGCTCAAAGCCTACTGTGGTATTGAACTGCTTGGCAAAAGAAAAGGGATCGTAATTTAACTTGTGCATATGTAACTCCTATTAAGCAAGTTGTTTATATCTCTTCCCATTAGGCGAAGAGTGGAGCGGGAATGAGGTTTGACACTCACATCACCTTGGGGGTGCCAAGGCATTTTCATTAAACTATCCCGCAAATGTGAGTACGCATTACTCATTCTCACACTGGTATATATAACACTTCTGGTCTGAAATGTCAAGTACTACCAAGGTAAAATCGGTGTTCTTTTCCATTGATTAGTTGCGACACAGATATAAAGATAATCGCCATCCCAAGAAATTTGACCAACATTTCCTGTAGTCGCGGCAAGAGGCACTGTGACATTGCTGAGAAGATGAATATCTGTCATTTTTAGGCCACCTGCAACGGTAACAGATGTGTTGGATATCTTAGTATTAGCCCAGTTATTTGCCACCGCACCTACGATATTGGTATACACGTTTGCGCCAGCACCAACACTAACACCGGTTGTTATCATATAGTTATTGCCAGCAGTACCGACTTCTATGGCATATACATTAGCTCCAGCACCGACAGAAATTCCAACCGCATTCGTATAGTTGTTGCCGGCTGCGCCGACTTCTAAAGTATAAGAATTGGACGATGAACCAGAGCTTGTGCTGATTGAAAGTGCGTATGCATTTGCAGCTAAACCTGTTGCTGCAATCTGAACATTTGACCAAACATTAGAGGCTGCACCGACCTCTATAGCGTAGTTGTTCGCGGATAAACCAGTTGCAGCGATTTGAACATTTGACCAAACATTAGAGGCTGCACCGACCTCTATAGCGTAGTTGTTTGCAGCTAAACCTGTTGCGGAAATCTGGATGTTTGTCCAATCATTAGCTGCTGAACCTGTTGCTGCAATCTGAACATTTGTCCAAGCGTTAGAGGCCGCACCTACCTGTAGAGTATAATTATTCGTTGCAATAAAAGCTTCGGTAACATTTGAACCGCCAACAAAAGAAACATCAGTTATGACTTGAGGCACTACAATGGTAAGATTAGCAACATTGCCATTTACCAATACGCGCTCTAGATCGGTGTCTTGGCGCAAATCGCGGAAGTTCTCATCCAATTCGCCATATGTTAAGGCTTCATCTTTTACGCCTCTATATGTAATAGTCATTAATATTGCTCCACTTGCGTATTCGCTGTATAAGCGCCTGTATAACTGTTATTGCCATCTATGTATATGCCAACATATGATACGAAGGTATTACCTTCATAGCCCGGATTATTTACTACATAGTCAGAATAGAAATAGCTACCAGCATCAGCATCAGCTTTATCCATAGTTGTGCCAGCACCAGGATAAAACTTTATAAGTCTATTCTTCCTACCACGAAGACGATAACGATAATCAACGCCGCTAGGTTCTAATTCTGTTCCTTCAGGAAGATTGTTGATTAGTACAACCATTAACCGCCCGCAAATGTATTATCAGAACCAGAAGAAGATGCATTTGGCACCCAACTCCCATGACCACCAGTGCCGTCTAATAACCTATGAACACCTATGCCATTAACAAAAACTGTGCTACTGCCCGCCTTAGCAGGATCACCACAATTCGTCTTATCGCCAATACGAACAACCTTAGCGCCATTCACGAACGTATCTGGTGAACCATCTTTATAGCTCGTTCTATGAAAAGGATTAGGTGTCATACTTTCATGCCCAATATGCTTATCTACTCCCACTCTTGTTATCGACTTATTAGCTATTTGTGGCATTATGCTACCTTCTTTGGTCTTCCTCTACCGCGCTTGATCGGCTCTTCTGAGGCTATTGTATATTGTATATCTTCTGGATTGAACACAGCAACACCTGTCGACCCTAGCCCGCCCACGCGATCTGTTTTCTGAGTTGGTGCTTCCATGATTTCCCATAGTATATATTCTTCTTTCTTGACTAATTCGCCTTGAGCGATACGGTCACCGTTCGCAATATCTTGCTCTACTTCTGAATTGTTGGTCAAGAGAATAAAAGTTTCTTGAATGTAATCCGAATCAATAACAGCTTCAAGATTGGCTAAGACGAGGCCCTGCTTATAAGAAAGGCCTGAGCGAGGATGGATGCGAACAGAATATCCTTCAGGGATATCAAAGATCAAACCAGTTGGTACTAGTACACGATCACCAGGCATAATGCGGATAACACCATTCGATAGCGATCTTTCAAATGGTGCATTATACATGTTATATCCAAAGTAGCTGTACTTGCCTTCGGCCTGAAATGAAATATCAAAACAAGCGGCTTGCTTGGTACCAAATCTCGGCAATACGATATTTGGATTTGTCTTATATACGTTCAATCTATTCATGATATACTCCGTTCATTAATTAATTAAAGTGGTTCAACAGCAAGACCTGTCTTGATAAGAATCAAATCAAAAGCTGCTGTGTATCTGCCATTGTTGGATCTTGTTGTAATTCTCACATCAATATCAGATTTTTCAGGAATAGGAATAGGCGTAGAAAAATTATAAGTGTATTGCCCGCCAGCGCCCGCAACTTCAAAAGAATGTCCTACTCTGAAAGAAGTCTGTCCAAAATATCTAACAAACATGTTACCCGTAGCATCCGCAGCGGCCTGCGCTGACATTGTTCCCTGCTTTAAGTATGCGGTATAATTTGCAGGCACAGTATATACTGACATAAGTGTCTGTGCAAGTCCAGCAGTAATTCTTGCGACTGTTGTTGAGTTTACTTTTATATCTATATTGTTTGTATTTGTTGCCGAACAGAATGCTCTATACACGCGAATGAATGATTTGATTGTGGTTGCCGCGCCGCCAGAAATGGTAACAGTTTCATCGATTGTGTTATAGTCGGCGTCTAATCCATAGATTGTAACAGTTTTACCATTTTCTGTTGCATTCGCGGCGATTGTTAATGTCGATGCTGACGCAAAAGCTGACCAAGGATATAGAGTGTCTCCAACATCCCAAATTGTTCCTGTCGTATTTGTAGACATTGAGGGCACAGCTCCAAACTTATGAATATAAGTTGTGCCTTTTACCAGGCCTCTAGCTATATTTAATTCTAGACTTTCTGTTGGATAATAAGCTATTCCCATATTATTCTTCCTTGCGTTTCTTGCCTATGTTGTATTTAACTACAAGGTTCCATTCGCTCTTTTCTTTATGAGAAATGATTTTGATATGGGACAAAGGAGCTACAGGCACTGCACTTTTACTTTCATCTACTAGATCAACTAGTTCCCATTCATATAGAAGATTTGCTATTGTATTGAGACGACCTCTATCATCGTCGGTAAATTCAGACTGTTTTCCGTCTAACAGAAACAGTTGCTTAAAATGGACAATGTAATACTTGCCTTGTTTATGTAATATGTGGCAAGACTGATAAAGAGTCTTTTCTTTTTTGGAAGCCACGCCCATGCGCGATAAAGTTTCACGCACCTTCAAAAAATTATCAGGATCTGGTAGCGTCACCTCCACTAATTCGTTTATGTCTAACATTCAAACCACCTTTATTTAAATTCTTTTTGATCTGTTCGATCTGAGCATCAGACAAAATGGACAAAGCTTCTTTAGCTTTTTCGTTTGAGTAGTTGTAATACTCTTTCACTGCATCCAAGTTTTCTTGCGTCTCACGCTTTTGCCATTTCTGGAAGGGCCTCTTATATGCCCTAACCGTATTTAGTAGGTAGTGGTATTGTAGAAGATTATCGGTGGAGGGCATCATATTCATCTGATTGGACGCCATTACCATATCCAGATGAAAGGATATGGAACGGTTAACGACGAACGGGACATAGTCCCGCTCGTTCTCAGTG